GATGCAGTTAAGAATGCGGTTATCTTTGTAGAAAAAGATGGAAAGCTACACGAAGTTAAAAGAATGGAAGTGCAAGAAAACACACAACCAATTCTTGGACACAAAGGCCATACAGCTCACAGACTTGTAATCAAAACAGAGAAACCTTCTAGTATTATTTTGCCAGATAAACTAATGAAGGACTACTAAATGAATGACGACGTTGGCTCGAAAAACCTATGGGACCAGAGCGTAAATTATACCAAAAAATTAAAAAATGTTTTACCGATTTTTCGCTCATTAGACTTGAGAATTCCAGCTTACTTGGCACTCCTGATCTATTGGTCTGCAATGCTTCTGGCCACTTTTTCACCATAGAATTAAAGACTACAAAAGCAAACAAGATACGTTTCAGCCCACATCAAATTAGCTTCCATGAAAGGCATCCGAAGAATACTTTTATCTTGGTCCAGGCCCTTGGTCCTGGTACCATAAAACTTTTTGAGGGAAGGTTTATACAAGACCTTGTGAGGGAAGGTTTCAAGTATCCTGGCGCTTGTAGCTTGGAGCTTGACGCTTGTCGCTTGTATCTTCAGAGCTTGTAGCTTGCTGCTTGGAGCTTGAAGCTTGGCGCTTGTCGCTTGCAGCTTGTTGCTTGAGAAATTCTTTCCTTCGCTTCGCTAGCTCTTTGTAATATTTCGGATGTTTCCAGGTCATCTAGTGTTTACCGTATTTAATAACTTTGACGGCAGGATCCCAGCACGCCCGGCAGTCCCTGCACTCGTTGCCCTGCTTTGCAGCTGGACAGGTTGCGCCCTGGTCCACCACCTCGGAAGCGTGGGGCCATGATTCAGGCGCCCGCTGGTTAACCATCGGAGCACTGAACCTAATGACTAAATTTTTTGGACGTCGTGGAAGGTGGGGTTTGATCCACGCTTCACGGGTTGGGAGCCAGTGTCTCTTGCTCGGGGTTAACCTGCAGACTTCGTAAATTTTGTTTAGGTGATCCAGGTCCTGGACGTCTCCGCTGTCATGCCATCTAAAAACATCCGGTTTTTTACTGTTGATTATTGTTACCATTGCTGTGACCCATAACGGTGATTTAATAGCTGCCAGCCTTCTATACTGTGCATCTTGTACAACTTTAAAAACATAACAACCTTTCATGGCGTAACAGTCAAAGCATACAGAGCCCTTCACCTGCTGCAGCTTTGCGCCGGTCTTGCATTCTTTAGCTGGAAGGCCAATTGACCATCCCGGCATCTTGGAAGGCTTGGAGAGGCTGCCGCCTATTATTTTAAATGCTTCTTTTGTTTTCATATATCCTATATAATCCTTTATTTATAACTTGTCAAGCTTGTAGCTTGTCGCTTGTTGCTTGGCCCCTTTCTGAATAAATCAGCCGGGGCCGCGCTTGACCAGCGGGCCGCTACCGGTACAGTCGCGAACCCGTCCCACTGATCCCAGATCCCACGCACAACTAGTATAGCGCAAGGGATCAGGGATCAGGATCTGCAATCCTTCGCAAATTCATCCCGGTCCTTCTCCAGGGCAAAGTATTTTATATTCTCATGCCGTAAAACATGGTTTATTGTATTCAGCAATAGTTGCAATTCTACTTTCTTTTTTCTGTTTGTTTCAACATCAAAGATCCAGATCCACTGGCCCTTCTTTTGTCTAAAAAATTTAGTTGACTCTGCCATTAGATAAACTGCCTTGCTATATCAAATGCCAAAATTAAAAAACAACCCAGTGCAACTATTGCACCTGTTGCAGGGTAAATTGGTATCAATGCCATGCCCAGGGCAGAGCACAAACCTAATAAAACCCAGAATATAATTTGTATCATTAGTTCCTCGCTTTCTTATAAGTTATCATAGGGTTAATGCATGTTGTATATCTTCCAATTACAACGTCCCAAAAACACATTAATTTATTTCCTTTGTGATCCTCCCAAACTCTGCAACCCTCTTTGTTTAAAGTTCCTATTCTAAAAATAGTCTTGTTATATTTTTTTGCATGCCATGAAACAACAAACTCTGATTGTTCCTCTACATGTTTTGCATAGTCTAAAAAGTCGTCTGAATATGTTCTAGTCATTAGTTATCCTTTCTGGGACTATCCTATATTATAGGATAGCCCCTGTCAAGTCTTATTGTTTAAAATTTGGTAAAGCGGTTAAATCTTGGTTCCACCTTAAACCAATTTTTTGAGATACCTTGTCAAGCGCAATAGCCAAACTATCAGGCGTTCCACTTTCCATAACAACATCTTTTGCTTTTTGTTTAAGCTCTTTAAGTTGTCGTAGTTTTGCGCCTTCAGGTCTTTTCTCAATCTCACGCTGGGCTAAATCAGACGCCCACTCTCGCAGTTGATCTTGGCAGTCTGAAAGTTCTAACCTGTCAGCATACCTTGAACCCTGTTCTCTAAATTTATAATTTAGTTCAGCGTCTTTTGGTTTTTTCTTTTCAAAAAAAGTTAGTGCGGTTGCTCTTGCTTGCTCTAACATTTTTTCTGCTTCAGCAAACTTTTTAATAATAGTGTCAGCGCCAATCTTTTTAGATAGCTTCTCAACAGCTTTGTCAGTTGCTTCAGTCTTAAATTGTTTGACCAATAATTCTTGATCTCTAATTAATGGTTCAAACTGCCTGTTCACTTTATCTTTAAAGTGTTCAAGCTGATATTTAGTCATTGTTTTACTCATATTTATTTTTCCTTTCTGATTTGTTTTTAACACTTGACAAATAACCTGTCAAGGATTATAAAGGATATAGACCTTTTAGTAGTACACGTCTTTATAAACTCAAACTACTGCACACCGACTGCGCGTCACACCGGGAGCACAGGCCCTGTCTTCGCGCAGCGCAGGTGATGCATAGAGGTACCAGGACCAATCCCAAAATCAAAACTTTATAAAAACCAATACCCCTAAAAACAAAAAGGGGTCCCACTACTCTAGGTTGTATTGCTTGATTTACAGAGTTTTCCCTGGTAAAAACATTTTGAACATCTAAAGTGGTGCAAAAAATTTTTTAAAAATTTTTTATGAATGTAAATAATATAGATATAAGTAAACTCCCATCAGACGTCAGGAAAACATTTAAACAAATGCAGGTCCTGCTTGCAGAAAAAAAGATACAATCAAAAGCCAAGAATGACTTTCTATCTTTTGTAAAATGTGTATGGCCAGAATTTGTAGAGGGGTCCCACCACAGACACATAGCAGAAAAATTTAATAAACTTGCATCAGGTGAAATAAAAAGATTAATTGTAAACATGCCACCTAGGCATACCAAATCAGAATTTGCGTCCTACCTTTTGCCAGCATGGATGGTGGGCCGTGAGCCAAAATTAAAAATTATACAAGCAACACACACAGGTGAGCTAGCCATACGTTTTGGACGTAAGGCCAAGAATCTTATCGACTCGGAAGAGTATCACAAGATATTTCAAACAAGGCTGCAGGAAGATAGTAAAGCCGCTGGTAGGTGGGAAACAGCACAAGGTGGCGAATACTTCGCAGCAGGTGTCGGCGGTGCCATCACCGGACGGGGTGCTGATCTTTTAATCATAGATGATCCACACTCGGAGCAAGATGCGATGAGTCCAACAGCGATGGAGTCTGCTTACGAATGGTATACATCAGGTCCACGTCAACGTTTGCAACCTGGAGCTAGAATTATTTTAGTCATGACTAGATGGTCTACAAAAGATCTAACAGGTATGTTGCTCGCTAATCAAAAAGAACCAAAAGCAGATCAATGGGACGTGGTCGAGTTTCCTGCAATCATGGACCATGGAAAAGAAACAAAACCTGTATGGCCAGAGTATTGGAAACTAGATGAATTAGAAAAAGTCAAAGCAACCCTGCCAACTGCAAAATGGAATGCGCAGTGGATGCAACAACCTACATCAGAAGAAGGTGCAATATTAAAACGAGAATGGTGGATGAAGTATGATGCAGATGATATACCACCATTGTATCACGTAATACAGAGCTACGACACAGCATTTTTAAAAAAAGAAACAGCCGATTATAGTGCGATAACGACATGGGGATTGTGGTATCCAGAAGAAGACGGCCCTCCGCAGCTCCTGCTTTTAGATGCAATTAAAGGTAGATACGAGTTTCCGGAGCTACGAAGAATGGCATTAGAGCAATATTCTTATTGGAAACCGGAGACAGTTATAGTAGAATCAAAGGCATCAGGTTTACCTTTGACGTATGAGTTAAGGCAAATGGATATACCAGTTGTTAACTTTACACCGAGCAAAGGAAATGATAAACATGCAAGAGTGAATGCATGCGCACCACTTTTTGAGTCTGGAATGATATGGGCGCCAGATCAAAAGTTTGCCGAAGAAGTAATCGAGGAGTGTGCTGCATTTCCATTTGGAGATCATGATGACTACGTGGACTCAACCACACAAGCTATCATGCGATTTAGGCAGGGCGGGTTATTACAACACCCAGAAGATTACGTAACAGAAAACAAAGCAAACGCTCGTAAAAGGAATTATTATTAATGACACCGATCATTAGAAGATTTGTTATCAAACTCTTGTCCAAGGACCAAGGTTCAGGGATCACGAAACTACCAAACCAGATGCAAGCAGGATTTCAAGAATCCATGGTGACAGAAAAATTAGTTCGTGGTGGTTACGATCCAAGAATTATAAAATCTGAAACAGAATTAAAAATGATTCTAAATAGAATCGACGCTAGCAAAAAACAATCCAAAGAACAAAAAGATAAAGCCATGAAACAGTTAGCTAAAATCATGGATATGAAAGGTAGAGAAATACCACCGGGAGCAAAAATTATGGGTGGTGAAGCAATGGAAACAGAAGCAGAGATTGCTGCAAGAATGAACAGAGAAAACAAAGAAGCTATCGAAAGATTTAAAAAGAAAATGGATGATGATTTAGATCCAGAAGACATGGCTGATGGCGGCCGTGCAGGTTTTATGGCTGGAGGTATGGGACGTAGAGCATTTTTAAAATTAATGGGTATGGGTGGTGCTGGTATTGCAGCGCTTAAAACAGGACTGATCAATGTATTCAGACCAAGATCACAAGCTGTTGAAGAAGTTGTTGAAACAGTTACCAAGACAGATGCAATGGGAGTGCCAGATCATTTTGCACCTTTGGTTAATAAAATTATGAAAGAAGGTAAACTAACAAAAGAGTCAGATAGAATTCAAACATATCAACACCCAACAAGAAAAGATTTAGAAGTCGATTATGAAATGGACACTGGTAGTGTTGGTGTAAGATTTGAAACTGATAGAGGTACACCTGCTGATTATTATTTAAGAAAAAATCCACCAGATGAAATGAATCCACGTGGTGGAGTAGATGAATTCTTTGATGGTGAGATGGTCTACAGAGCCACTCCTGATGGATCTTATGTAAAAGGTTTTGAAGAAGGTATTGAAAGTGGTACATCAAACCTAGACGAATTTGTTGGCATTAAGAAAAATGTTAAACAAGATTTTGCATCAGGTGGTCTTGCTGCAATGTTAGGGGAATAATGGACAGAGTCGATGAAATACTTTTTCTCTACGAAGATGATAGAGTGGAGATGGCTAATGGTGGTGATTTAAGATCCAGACCCGGTGGTGGTTTTGCAGGTAAATCAAGAGAAGAAATAAAAGAAATAATGGCAAAAAGATCTATGCCAGGTAAAGATGTTAAAGACGCAAAGTTTAAAGATCTTACAGATAAAATTTTTAAATCAGATAGATTTGATTTGTTTAAAGCTGAAGTAACAGAAGCACAAAAAAGATTTGCTGCAAAAAGAGGTAAAGTTAGAAAAGGCACCGGAGTTATACCAGCTCAATATATTAAACAATTTAACAAAGCTATTGAAGCAGGAGTTGATTCCCCTGAATTTAAAGAAATTTTAAGAATTACTGGAAGAACAGAAGATGAGATTTTAGAATTAAATAAAAAAAGACCTGGTGGTAAAGTAACTATAAAAGTTAGAGCAAAAGCTGCAGAAGAATCTTTTCCTGAAAAAAGAAAAGTAAGCGACGCTGATAGAAAATCTAAACAAAAACAAATTGCAAAAGTTAGAAGAGAAAGAGAAAAAGCAGCTTTAAAATTTGCTAGTGAGGCAGACAGACAAGATTTAAATGCTATTAATAAAGGTAAACAATCTTTAAATAAATTTTTTAAAAATAATCCTGAAGCAATTAATAATACAGATTTTGGTAAACAAATTAAAGCCATGATGTCTTTAAGATTTAGTAAAGATGGAAAAATAAGTTCTAAAATTAGACCAGATGATTATTATGTATCAAAAGCAAAAGAAGGTAAGTTATTTGATTTATTTGATGTAAGTCCTGTTGCTGGAGAGAAAAGAGCAATAAGGTTTCCTACTAATTTAAATATTACTCCAGGGCAGTTTAATCAAACTTTTATTCAACAAGTGCAAAAATATTTTTTAAAAAACGATAATCCTGAAGCTTTAAAAGAAGTAGATAATATTTTTAAAAGATACAACATAAGAGTTGAGATACCAGGAAAAGGTAGAATTGGAGCCGCAGCAGATGTAGCTGTTGATAGATCAAAAGGAAATTTTCCTAGAATATTAAATACGTTAAATTCTTTAAAAATTCCTAATAAATTAAAAATACCTTTTATAGCTACTGGAACTATTATAGGAACTGCGGGAGCTGCAGCAGCAGCTGATGCAAGTGAAGCACGAAGCATTTTACCTGAAGTAGCTGCAGGAACTGCAGCAGGATCACTTGCATTTAAACCTGTAAGACAAGGTGTTAAAAAAGGATTGAAAGCTACAGGAAGATTATTAGGCAAACTTGCAGTGCCAATTGGTTTAGGGGCTGAAGCATATTTTGCAAAGCAAGCATACGATGAGGGTAAATCTATTCCTGAAATTATGGCTGCGCCTTTTTTATTAGATAGCAAAGTTAGACAAGCACAGGATATGTTAAGAATGAAACCAGAGGAAAGACAAGCTGTAAACAGAGAAATGATTGAAGAAGATTTTTCTGGGTTAAGTTCTGACTTTGATACACCAACGTTAGAAGGTGTTGATGATGTAGACATTGAAGAAGTTAAAGAAAGAGTCTTACAAGAGCGACTGGCTGATGAGGCTAGACGAAGAGAAGAACGTAAAGCAGGCGGTGGTATTGCTGGTTTATCTGGAGGTATAGATGAAGGCCCGCCACCAGAATCAGGACCTAATCCACAAGGGTTGGAAAACCTAAAATATTATGTTACAAATACATAGGAGTATTAAATGGCAGAAGTAGATAAAGGACTCCCTAGTAACACGCGAACTAAAATTGATGTCCCAACAGAAGAGGAGATTGAAGAAGTTAGTGTTAAAGAGGAGGAAGTAGAAAAAGGACCAGTTGAAGTTACACCCGAAGAAGACGGCGGTGCAACGATTGACTTTGAACCGGGAGCTATAAATATACCGGGCACAGAATCACATTTTGATAACCTTGCAGATATTTTACCAGAAGATGTTTTACAACCAGTTGGTAACGACATGGTTGGAGATTACAACGATTACAAAGCATCTAGAAAAGAATGGGAGCAAAGTTATCGTGATGGTTTAGATTTATTAGGATTTAAATATCAAGATAGATCAGAACCTTTTCAAGGTGCTTCAGGTGCAACGCACCCTGTACTAGCAGAAGCAGTTACACAGTTTCAAGCACAAGCATACAAAGAATTATTACCAGGTGATGGACCAGTAAGAACACAAGTTGTTGGAATACAAACACCAGCAAACGACTTACAAGCACAAAGAGTAAAAGATTACATGAACTATCTTGTGATGGATGAGATGGAAGAATACGAACCAGAGTTTGATTCTATGTTATTTCATTTACCACTTGCAGGTTCAACATTTAAAAAAATTTATTATGACACAACAATGGGACGAGCCGTTTCTAAATTTGTCCCAGCAGATGAATTAGTTGTACCGTACACAGCTACCTCATTAGATGATGCACAGTCAATAATTCATGTCATAAAAATGCCAGAGAACGAATTGCGTAAGCAGCAAGTTTCTGGTTTTTACCGTGACGTAGATTTAGGACCTCCAGGTAGGGTTGAGACAAACCCTGTTCTTAAAAAAGAACGAGAACTTGAAGGAACTAAAGCTACCGGTAAACCACAACCGATTTATACTTTACTCGAGTGTCATGTTAATCTTGACCTCGAAGGTTTTGAGGAAACAGGTGCAGACGGACAACCGACTGGTATCAAACTTCCTTACGTCGTAACTATCGATGAAAGTACCCGAACAGTTCTTTCTATCAGAAGGAACTATGCGCCCGATGATCCGAAGAAAAATAAAATCCAATACTTCGTCCACTTCAAATTTCTGCCAGGACTAGGATTTTATGGTTTCGGACTCATTCACATGATTGGCGGATTGAGCAGAACGGCAACGTCTGCTCTCCGTCAATTGCTAGATGCAGGA